GCGGGATGTCCTTGTAACGGAGGTGGGAGAGCAGCGGTTCCTCGCTGAGCGACAGGCCCATGGTGTAAACCGCGTTGGCCTTTTCGTCTTCCTCCTCCTTTTCCTCGGCCCCGGCATACTGGCAGGTGATTTCGGCGAGGTCACCCTCGGTGAATGCGGCCGTAACCTGTGTGATTTCGATGAATGGAACTTCCGGGTGTCTCGTGCCCGGACGCGGCATGAGGGCGACGGCCGATGAGCGGTGGCAGAGGAAGATCTGGGTGGCCGTCCACTTGCCCTCCTTGTCGATCTGGAGGGTGTATCCCGGCTGTGGATAGAGCTTTCCCGGCTGGATGGAGATATGGTGGGGCATCTTGCCCACTGGCACCGCGTCAACCGAACGCCGCCTGCCCCGTGCCACCGAGCTTCTCGATCTTTCGCGTCATGTCGGTGAGCAGTCGGTTGGTTTCGCCGGTGAGCCGGTTGTTCTCCCGCTGAGCGTCGAGCGTGCCGGTCGAATACCCGCCGCCGCCGACCTTGCCGAGTGAGGTGACAATGGGGTCCAGTCGGGCGGTCGTGGCGGCGGCGGCTGATTTCTTTGAGTCCCCGGCAGTCTTCTCAGCCGCCTTCGTCACCTGTTTCGTTTCTTCGGGCTTCGGCATTGCATCCCGGATCGAACCGACCACCCGCGAGATGTCCTCCCTGAGTCCCGAGGTGTCTATCAGTTCATCGGTGCCGAATCTCCCCGCCTTTTCCGCAGCGTTCCTCGCGCTTTCCCCGAGTCCCTCCGCACCACTGCCCATCAGTTCGCCCGCCGCCACGGTGATCCCGTCGGCCACACCTTTCAGACTGGCTTTCTGAGCTTCCAACAGCGTGCCGAAGTCGTCCACCACATCGCCCTCCCCGAAGCCCAGCAGTTCGTCCATGCCGGGAATTTTGAGGATTCCCTTGATGAGCTTGGCGGCCACCCAGTCCATCCCGGCAGCCAGATAGGCGATGGGCATCTGGAAGGCGTTCAGCAGCGCGGCACCGAGTCCGGCGGCAAGCCCCAGCATCGTCTCGCCCAGGCCCTTCCACATCGCGCCGTCGGTGATGAGATACCAGAAGAACGACACGGCGAGCCGAAATCCGCTGACCAGCGAGTTGACCGCTACCGCAAACCCGAGCTTGAGCGACGAGGCGACCAGATCGAGAACCTGCCCGCTCTGGAACGCCGCCATCACGAAGCGGATCGCATCCCGGACCGCCGCACCGGCCGCAGCCGCCATCGGGGCAAGTTTCGAGATCATGCCAACCGCATCGGCGATGAGCGGGCGCAGGGCGTCGTTGATCGGCTGGCCCAGCGTGAGAAACACCTCGTTGATCGAGTCCTTGAGGGTCGAAAACAGGCCGGAGGTGGTTTTGCTCTGAGCCTCCATCATGCCCGAAAACTTGCCGCCCTGCGAGGTCATGTCGATGAACGCCTTCTCGATGTTGGGGAAGCCCACCTGGCCGGATTCCACCAGCTTCTTGACCTGCGAGTCCGACACGCCGAACTGCTTGGCGAGTTCCTGGATGATCGGGATACCGCGCCCGGTGAGCTGGTTGATGTCCTCGGCGAACAAGCGCCCCTGGACCCGCGCCTTGCCGTAGAGTTCGGCGATCTCGTTGATCGGTGCCTGCACCCCGGCCGAGACATCGCCGATGCGCCGCAGGGTTTCGGGCACGGTGTCGGCGGATTCACCGAAGGCGATGAGCTTGCGGCCGGCGTCGGCCAGTTCGGGGAACTCGAAGGGGGTTTCCGCGCCCAACTTGCGGAGCTTGGCAAGGGTTTCCTCGGCTTTTCCGGCATCGCCGATCAGCGTGGCGAACGCCACCTTGGTCTGCTCGAAGTCGGCAGCGGCCATGACCGACTTCATGCCCACGCCCACCGCAGCGGCACCACCGGCCATCGCGGCACCGATGGATGCCTTGAACGCGACACCAGCGACATCGAATCCCTTGCTCAACGCCGCCGCACCACCCTTGCCAAGTCCGGCCAGTCCTGCACCGGTGAGTTTCCCCATGCGCTTGGCAGAAGCAGCAACAAGCTCGGTGGCACCGGCCATGGCCCGCTTCAGGGCGGTGATGTCGGCTCCAAGGGTAACGGTGAGGGCGCTCATGTCAGATCGTTGGCGTCAACCGTCGGCTGGTTCCATTGCAACCTCAGCGCCTCCAACTGCTCCCGCAGGCTGGTCTGGCCCTCCCCCGTGCTGCTCCAGTGCGCCCTAACTCCGTTGCGCCGCAGCAGGCAGTGCTGGTATTGGAACAGCCGCGCCAGCGGCATGAACAAAATCCGCTCCTCTGGCCAGCCGGTTTCGGCGGCGATGGCGAACACCTGGGCGGCTAGGAAACCGGGCTCGTCGCAGGGCGGGGCTTTTTTCCGCCGATGCCGGCCACGGGATCCACCTGCGCCGCCTCCAGTTCACGGCTTTGTTCCTCCAGGCGCTTGAACGCGGTCTGGAAATCGGCCGGGGTTAGCCCACCGCAGAAAATCAGGGCGGCTTCGCGGAATGCCTGATCGTTGAACGATGCCCGCACAACCTCGGGCCACGGGGCGCAGTGGGCATAGACGAAACCCATCAGCGCACCGGTGAACTCGGGCGTCCCTTCGGCGGGCGTCTCCCCCTTGACCAGCGGGTTGCCGGTGCGGAGCAGCACATCGTAGCTGGCCAGCGAAAGCGGGCGCATGGCGTGGCCGCCGACGATGGTCTCAATATCGTGGAAGGCGGCGGATAGGTTGGATTGGCGGTCGGTGTCGTTCATGGGAATTTCAGAGGTAGCGGAGAAACAGGTCTTCGGTGGCCGGGCTGGCATCGAGCGGGATGAAGGCGACCTTGCCCCGGCGCTTGATGCAGGCGAGCGGCACATCCTGCTTCACCTTGTCCACGAGCCGCTCCCGGTTGAGCAGGGCGCACTTGATGTAGGCGAACGGATGCTCCGGGTTGGCCAGGTGCCAGGTGTCGTCATGCCATGCGGCGATTAGTTCCTTGGTCTGGAATTTGCCGTCCGGACTCGCTGGCTCGAAGAACCAGACGATGCGCTCGCCGCGGATGCCATCGCCGACCACGCGGACGAACGGCTTTTCGGCGAGCGGGATGCCAACAGCGGTGAGTGCGGCGGCCAGGCAGGTGTTGCTCGTGGCGGTGGACGAAATATGGGAGACGGCGTTCATTCGGGGATCTCAAAGTTAGAGTGGATGTCACGCCCCAAGCGTGATGAAAGGATAGTGGGTCGCGGTGATGTCGATCTTCTCGAAATCCTCATTGTTGAGGCTGCGGCTGATCTGCATGACGATGGTGGTGCCGCCGGAGGTAAGAAGGTGGTCGGGGATGGCGTTGGCAAGGGCCAGCGAACTGCCGAGCTTGCCGTTGAACGCGGAGGTCTTGGGCACCAGGCCGGAAAGCTTGACCTCGGTTTTACCCTGATAGAGCGAGAGACCCTGAATCTCGCCGCTGATATTCAGGACCGGCTTGTCCTGGATGGAGAAGTCGAACGATTGGTCATAGAGGATGATTCCCGACTGTGCGGTCGTGATACCCCAGTTGCCGGTGATGCCAAGAAGGTTAGCGGACATGCCACGGGCCGCTTGTCAACCGCGCTCACACCGCCGACACCACCGCGTCATACCCCAGCACGGTTTCGCGACCGCGGGCCTCATCGGGCGTGGTGGCGCTGTCGCGGGGAATCAGGGTGTGAAGGATGAAGGTGGCCGAGTTGAGCGCCGTCTGGATGGCGGGCTTGTCGCGCAGGACCATCACAAGCGCCGCCGCCCATTCCGCGTGGGTTTCCGCCGGAGTGTCGTCCACCTGGCTGAACAGATGGACGGTCATTTTGACCATCGCGGTGTCGGGCATGGACGGATAGGGCTTGGCCTCGGTGGCGTCGAGCACCACGCATGGGCGCGTGCGGAGTTCGTCGCGGCGGGCGACATGGATGGGCAGGTCGGCCGGGAAGCCTTCAGGGCGGTTGGCGTGCAACCAGGCGGCGAGCTTCGAGGTGAGTGCGTCTTCAATCAGGTTTGGCATGGTGCCAGGGTGGCCGAGTCAACCGGCGCGGCGGCGCAGGGCGCTATTGGTCCGGTCGGCGATCACCTTCATTGATGTGACCAGCGCCTTGCGCAGCCGCCCCGCCGCCACTTCCAGCGCAAGCGCGATCCCCTTGTGGGTGCTCACCTCGTCGATGTAGTCAAGCCGGTTGACCAGCGAAACCGCAGGCTTGTCGCCGGTCCTAACCGTGGCGGTGCCCGGTGCCTGCTTGTGCCGGGTCACCCATTGCGCGGCACCTCTGACTTTGCCGCCGATATTCTTGGCGGCGTTGAGCCAAGAGCCTTTGGCAAAGCCGACCCGCTTTTGGATTTTGGCGACATAGGAATCGAGTGCCTTTGGGCTGGTGACGATCTGGGCCGGGACCTTCCGTTTCACATTGCCGTAGCGCCCGGTGCGGCTTTGCTGATGGAGTTTCGGGTCCAGCCGGCCGACCGGCAGACTTTTCCACGGCGAGTTGG